AACTTCGTGCGGAGTGTAGGAGATTCAGGATCAAGAGTGGAGTGCATGTCGCCCTCAGCCTTGAAGAAGCGTTGGCCACGTTCAAAGGAACTAAGGCCAAGTTATACCAGAAAGCTTATGACGACCTTAAATTAAGGCCGATTTCAGAGTGGGATGGTATGATTAAAGCATTCGTCAAGGCTGAGAAATTCAACCCGGATGACAAGGTAAATCCAGATCCCCGCATGATCCAAGCTCGTTCCCCTCGATACAATCTGCATTTGGCCAAGTATCTACGGCCCATTGAGCATCTAGTCTATGGCTGGAGAATCCATGGGTCCAAATGCGTGGCCAAGTGCTTGAATCCAGAGCAACGAGCGGATCTGTTGGACGAGAAGTGGTCCATGTTTGAAGACCCTGTGTGCTTCTCATTGGACTGTTCTCGGTGGGACAAACATGTCACCTTGGAAGTACTGGATATCGAGCACAGTTTTTACCGTGCCTGCTATCCGGGCGATCCTGAGTTGGAATTCCTCCTCCGGCAACAGCGAAAGAACCGATGTATCACCAGCAATCGGGTCAAGTACACTGTTACTGGAGGCCGAATGTCAGGCGATATGAACACCGCCCTTGGAAACTGCCTTCTTATGCTCCTCATGGTACAAGCGGCCATGCGACACCTGGGAGTAAAGCATTACCAGGTGATCGATGACGGCGATGATTGCTTAGTGCTGGTTGAGAGATCTGACTTCAAAGCCCTTAGTGCCGAGCTATCGGGGGTGTTCTTGTCCTATGGACAAGAGCTCAAGATTGAGAATGTGGCCATGAGCAAATACGATGTGGTGTTTTGTCAAGCCAAGTACACTTGGAACGGCTCAAGACACGTGTTTGCACGTAACTGGCGCAAGGTGCTCTCTCAGGCGTGTTGTGGAACCAAGCATTGGAATGATCCTCATATGGTCAGACCGATGTTTGGGTTGTTAGGTGATTGCGAGATCGCCCAACACAAAGGCATTCCGAT